CGGTGCGCCTTTGCTGCCTACCTTACGCATCTTCTCGCCGGAACCCGCCTTAATACGACGGCGTTTAGCGGCGATATTGGCATACAAGCCGGGTTTAGTAGCCACGCATTGCACCCATCTTCTTAGCTGGCTTAGATACTACCTTAGCACCAGTTTTCTGAGCATACGACTTAGCTTGCTTTTTACCCTTAGTTGTATAGGGGAACTTCTTCTCTTTGACGATTGGCATATTATTTCCTTTTCTTGGGTTTAGAAACTCCTGCTTGACGCAGGGAAATTGCTACTGCTTGCTTCTGAGGACGACCTTCTTTGACCATCTTAGAGATGTTCTTACTGATCGTCTTCTGTGATTTACCTTTAGCGAGTGGCATAATTATCCTTATGCAAAGTTTTGTACGGTACTGCGTTGTTCTAATTCTAATGTTATAATACAGCTTGCATTCGTTGCACCAGTTTCAATTAATACACGAATCTCATCATGCTCATCTAAAACCACATGGGCTTGTCCATCAATGCGTAAGAAGTTCTTAGCAGTTAAAGAATAATCATATACTACAGCAATCTCTACATTCTCAGAAGCGTCGTACCAGAATGCTCTGAAGTTCTTAGCAGAGGCTGTGCCGTTGTAAGCATACAATAAAGTCCACTTAGCCATGTTCCTAGTTGGAACAGTAAACATTGTTGTCAATGTATTAGCAGTAAGATTCTTGCCTACGGAATGTGGTCTGCTCATTTAAGTACCAGAGTTAATAAAGTTATAATAATGAACCCAGCAGTGCCGAGGAGAATCTGTTCTAGTCTCTTTAGTCTAGCGTGAATCTGTTCGTAGCGAACCTTACATACTTCTTCGTGGCTTAGTAGTTTTAATTCAGCTTCGGTCATACAGATTCAACCCAAGTTAATGTAGCCTCATCCCATTTATATAACTGGTCATCTGTAGGCATTGGGACAGGAGCTTCCCACAACCATGTTGATTGATTTAAAGTCCAACTTGCGTAAGGTTTGGGAGCATAAAATACATCGTTTACTGAGTCGTATGTGTATCCTATTCCAGCATAGTTTCCACGCAAAGGTCTATTCTCAGGATGTTGATTGCCATGAGTATTGTAGGAAGTCTGAATCCATTGACCGGGTGAAGAATCTACAAAAGTATTAAAGAAGTCGGCTTCAGCAACAATAACTTGTGTAACTTGTCCATTAAGGACTTTAGCGTAATGACTCATGCTGTGTAACTCCCTGATGAGTTATAAGTAAGAATTGTATTTGAGCCTGATGTAGTAACGGATGGGCTTCCAGTTGTAGTTCCTGAATATCTAGCAGTTGGAACAGAAAGAATAACAACTCCTGAACCGCCAGCACCGCCAGTTCCACCTGAATAAGTACCGCCACCACCACCACCTGTGTTTGCAGTTCCTGCTGTTCCGTTACCAGTTCCATTACCTGCGCCACCGCCACCAGCACCACCAGCACCTGATGGATTTCCTGTTGAATAAGTAGCACCGCCACCACCGCCAGCCCTAGTTACAGAAGAACCAGTAATTGAAGATGCAGTTCCAGCACCACCAGCACCTGAAGTTGTGGAATTTACTGCGTTTGCACCCGTAGCACCTGCACCACCTCCACCGCCTGATGGATATGGACTACCAGTAAATCCAACATTACCACCACCAGCGTTTCCTTGTCCTGCTGTACCTGAACCGCCTGTGGTTGTTCCGCTTCCTGAAGCTGCGCCACCGCCACCTGATCCACCACTTGCTCCATTATTTCCAGCAGATGCACTAGCACCACCACCTACAGAGGTAATAGTGGTTAATCCTGAACCCGATATTACAGAATCTGAACCATTTACTCCTGCAGCACCACCAGCACCAATAGTTATCGTATAAACTGTTCCAGAGTTTAAAGTTTCAGTAGATGTTCGATAACCTCCTGCACCACCCCCTCCGCTAACACCACCACCTCCACCAGCCACTACTAAATAACTAGCAGTATAAGTAGTTAATACTGGTATAACATCTTGAAAACCAGAGAAAGGTAGCCATCCTTGTGTATCATCTATATATACAAATGAAACTGATTCTCTTTGATTTTGTAACAAAAGATTAACTGTTCCACTAAGGATTTTATTTCCGTTTGGATTTATTGTGACATTGTTTGTATTCCATGTACCAGCATAATCAGTTAATATAATTGTATTTCCAGCAGATGGACTTGCAGGAAAAGTAACGGTAAGTGCTGCTGATGTTGTGTTTACAGGATAACCGTTTCCTGATGCTGCTGTAAAGTTTGATGTTTGAACAGATTGCCAAGACAAAGATGCGGCTGTTGCCCAAGATGCAGTAGTACCGTCTGTTGTTAAATATTTACCTGAGTTACCTGTCTGTGATGGAACTTGTGAAACAGCTCCCCAAGATGTAGCTGTACCGTCAGTAGTTAAGAACTTACCAGAGTTACCTGTTTGACTTGGTGTATAAGATGCAGCAGTTGTTGCAGAGTTTGCTGCATTGGTAGCTGATGTGCTTGCAGCAGAGGCAGAGTTACTAGCATTAGTAGCTGATGTAGCTGCTGCGCTTGCACTGTTGCTTGCGTTAGTGGCTTGTGTTGTTGCTGTAGATGCTGAGGTAGAAGCTGATGTAGCACTGTTGCTTGCATTAGTAGCAGAGGTAGAAGCATTAGATGCTTGTGTTGTTGCTATACCTGCTTGAGTAGTAGCTGTTGTAGCTGATGTTGAAGCTGAAGAAGCAGAAGCTGCTGCGTTGGTTTCTGATGTACTGGCATTGCTTGCAGAAGTAGAAGCATTGGATGCACTCGTAGAAGCAGCACTAGCTGAACTGGCTGCATTAGTCGCTGAAGTGGATGCTGCAGATGCACTGTTAGCTGCGTTAGTCGCAGAAGTACTCGCTGAAGAAGCTGAAGTACTTGCGTTAGTGGCTTGAGTTGTAGCAGTAGACGCAGAAGATGAAGCACTAGAAGCAGATGATGAAGCATTGCTTGCTGAGGTTGATGCAGCAGACGCAGAAGAAGCTGCGTTAGTTGCTTGGGTGGTTGCAGTAGAAGCTGATGCAGCAGCGTTAGTAGCGGATGTAGAAGCAGCACTAGCAGAACTTGCAGCAGCAGCTTGAGCAGTCTCTGCATTGGTTTCAGCAGTTTCAGCGTTTGTTTCCGCAGTCTCTGCATTGGTCTCTGCTAACTCAGCGTTAGTTTCTGCTAGTTCTGCAGCAACCTGTGCTGCCTCTGCAGCTACTTGTGCAGCGATAGCAGCATCTTTAGCCTGTAGTGCTAAGAGTACTTCACTTGCAGCGTCTTGAGTAGCATCGCCTGAACCACCGGGTCCTCTATAGATTGCCAAGGTCTATCTCCTTATTTGTTTAAATACACTCATAAAATGTACTTAAACAAACTCCCTAGCCGAAGCTAAGGAGCTTGAGTTGCCAATATTAGGCGTTTACAGCTAAGATAAAGCCAGTTTCAGGACGTAGTGTCTTTGTACCGAAGAGGGTGTCTGCGGTATAGAGAGTGGATAAATATTCCTGTTTGTACTGAACTTGTGAACGAACACCTAGTTGCTCAGCAAGAACCATCGTATCTTTGTGAGCCAAGATAGCTGCTTTGATGTCGCCACCAGCGGTTGCAGTGTTCTCAGCATCTGTTTCAATGACTGGGCAGTTGCTGGTTACATAGATGTCGATACCATACAACTGACCGATCTGACCGTTGTTTACACCACGACCATCAACGAAATCAGAGCTGTTGTAACGATCAATACCCATGATAGCTGCACGCAGTGATGGAGGAACAGCGAAGAAGCGACCATCCATTGGAGTGTCAGCATCATCCATCAACTTGATCAAGGCACGGAAGCCAGCATCAGTAAATACGTCAGCAGGAACTACAGTATCCGCAGCGTAAGCTGTGAGACCAGTAGAAGCGTCGATGTAATAGCTATTGCTGTGGATATAGCTTGTAGTACCATTACCAAATGTCTTGGATAAAGTAAACAACGTGTCATCAACCTTCTTAGCCAAAGCATAGCCAGCGTCGTCAGTGTAGAAACGACGTAGTGATGCCAAAGCCTGAACTTCGACGATGTCCTCGATGAAACGTGAGTACTCGAAATGCTGGTCAATAGAGACTAATACTTCGGTCTCGGTGTCAGCTTGGATGGTAACTGTTGTGTTTGCAGCTTTAGCAGTTGCTACACCACGAGTTGGTTTAGGAATATGAAGAGTGTCACCCTTCTTACCACGCATAGACATCTTGTTAACCAAGTTAGCTAATACGAGGCTCTTTTTGTAAGCAGCTACTACTTCGTCACTCCAAATTTCTGGAATAAACTTATCTGCTTGCGTTTTTGCTACGATTGAACCGGATCCACCGGGGTATGCTGCTGTTGCCATTTTATAAATCTCCTAAATTATTAAGTTTCATTTAACTCGCCCTTCGTTATAAGCCGCAAGAATTTCGTCTTGCAATGCCATGTAACGATCTGGGTCTGTCATTCTCAGTTTGATAAGGTCAGCTCTTCGATAAATCTTTCTAGTGCTTTCCCC